TTTCACGCTGATGCGTGGTCCCTTGTTTGCCCGCCCCGAGTTAGGGTCGTACGGCTCTTCGTCGTCCGAGTCCAAATTCTTCGATGCCTCCCAAAACTCCTTCGAACCCAGCTTGAAATCACTGTGCGATTCGGCTTTGTACCAAAAAATCTGATCCTGGAGCTTGTTCGATTTTGAATTATTGTCAATCACCAAACACTCGTAATTCTCCGTACACTGGTCCATCACCTGTGCAAACGACTCAAAATTTGGAAACATACCAGCGTAGTTCTCCCAGATCCGCTTTCTGTTTGCTATATAGGGCTCACGCAAAATAAAAACATAATCTATATTGGTTCGCAGATTTGGTGGAATACCAAGCGGATACTGCATAGTAATCACCAGCATGATCTTCCAGTGCCGACCATTCATGAAAAGCAGCCGCATCATCTTGTCCTTAGTCCACGAGCTATCATACAAACAATCATCCAAAATACAGAATGTACGCGGATCATTGATGCTGGTTTTTTTGTATATCGCCTTTTCCTTTGTTATTTGTTTAATAATAGCTTTTTGTCTTTTCAATATATTTTCTACAATGACACTGCTGTATTCGTCGTGGATAAAAAGTTTGGGCACGTGCTTCGAGTAGAAACCGTTCCCGGCTTCAGTCCCCGAAATCACTGTTCCTATTGGAATATTTTGATGGTAATAGAGAAGATCGCGAACTAAAAAGGATTTACCGGTGTCACGCCGACCAATCAGGACAATCACCGGACCATTACTATCATTAGCTGAAAATCTAATATTTCGCATATCAAACTTTTTTAATTCTAAAGACATTTATGTGTACAGTTATTTAAGATATTATTATTGTTATTCATACTCATTATTTTGACAATTCCTAAACATTAATTAATATTAAGTTTAAATAAACAAATTAAAAACAATAATAAAATTACTTGTAAATGGCTACAAATAATTTCGACAATAATAAAGCTAATGATAATAATCATTTAAAACTCGGATTCTCATACAAATTAGGTAATTCAGAGACCGTCTATGGAGATAACGCCAGTGATTTCGATGGTTATCAAAATTATTTACCAATATATGATAAATTTTTCGTGATGGATGAAACTAATTGCAACAAAATCACTCTAAATAGCACATATGCTATAATTTCTTTAGATACTAAAATTAAGGAGAATATTTACTTGTGTAAAACAAAATCGGAAACAGAGTCAATAGAATTAACACCAGTTTTTTTCAAATATTCTCCGCTTATTGATCCTATAAAATATATGGGTGGCGAAGAAGAAATATCGCCACTCCCTCAATTCCAAGATGCTGCTGATAAAAATAACGTCGCTTACGTTGACGGGTTTTTCTATTTTCTCTCTTCAAAATTACTTAAAGGCCATAATTTTACAAATGGAAACCTCTTTTATGGACAACATTTAACAATCAAAAAAGAATTAGAGATTGATATAAGTGACGAGATTGAATATTTAGTATCACGAGATCATTTTAATGATAATAAGCATCAATTCAATATTTCAGAAGAATTCTATAACTGCATTGAAAGTTTTTCAAACAAAAACAAACGTAGATTATGCATTGAAATCAGTTCTAAAGATGAAAATCTATTAGATGATTTAATTGAAAACATTGACAATTATGAACATATGAGTGAATTAAATGAAGTATTTTTATCAAATGCTAATGCTAATGCTGATGCTGATGCTGATGCTAATACATTGATTTTCGAATCACCTATGTCTAAGAAAAACACAAGAAGTGACACTAAAAGCACAAATAGTTATGACAGTGAAAGTGAAGACGATAGCGAGGACGAAACAAATATTGTAAATAGTGAAATTGACAGTGATGGTAGTGATGGTAGTGATAGTGAAGGAAGCAGCGATGACGAGTCCGAGGCTCCAAAAATTGTCGCTCGACTACCCGAATTTCCTGTTAATATGATCGGTTTGGAGTGCTATGTTGACACACTAGACTCCTACATATCCGAATGTGATATTGATAACGACGAAATGACATGCATACTGCTCCAGGTGATTTTTACGCTGATTGGTTATCAAAAAGCGTTTAATTTTGTACACAATGATCTCCACACTAACAATATTATGTATATACCAACGGAGTATGATTATATATTTTATAAATATGGAGGCCAAAACTATAAAGTAAAAACTTATGGGAAAATATGGAAAATTATCGACTATGGTCGGGCCACTTATCAGTTCAATGGCGAACAGATGTTTAGCAGTTCGTTTGCTCCAAAGGGAGATGCCGCCACCCAATACAACTGCGAACCTTACTACAACCCCAAAAAGAAGCCCGTTGATATAAACTACAGTTTTGATTTGTGCCGCTTAGCGTGTTCTCTCTACGAAGATCTCTTTGGCGACGACGTAGTAGATCGCTGTGATCTCAATCCAATCGAGAATGTCATCTTGGATTGGTGTTTGGATTACAAGGGCCGCAATGTGCTCATCAAAAACAATGGTGAAGAACGCTACGAAGATTTCAAATTATACAAGATGATTGCGCGCACGGTGCACGACCATGTTCCCAAAAACCAGCTTTCACGTGATATATTTAGTCAACACATCACGAAAAATACAAAAATGAAAAAGGGTAAAACAAAAATAGTTATTAATATTGATCTTATACCTTCCTATGTTGAGCGCGTCTTTTAAAAATCAGGGTTGTTTGTAAAGGCTGGAGTTGCATTCACCGTTTTCAAACTAGCCAATCGCATAACACTGAATTTATCAAGTGCGAAGAGAGAAATAAGAATGGCTGCAAAAATAATAACTACAGAACGCATCGTGTTTTGCTTGGGTTCTTCTCCTCGTTTTTTACTAATATATCCCAGACCAAAATCGGCAGCCAAATACAGGCCACAAACCACCAATGCTAAAATAAAATAATTTTGCATTTTGCTAATACTTTATTTTATTTTAGAAGACAAATATGTCTTTTTTACGAATTTAAATTTTAAAGCGTTTCTATGTCTAAAGCAATATTTTCATTAGTATGGATTTTAATTCGATCATCTTCCTCTTCGTCTTCTTCATCGTCCATTGCTAATTGCTTCTGATAATTCTCCTCGGCCCGTTTTTCAAGGCTCACAACATCCTTTGGTGCTTCCTCTGTCGAAACAGTTCTTGTTTCGGCGCTCTGCACCTCGTCTATATTTGAAAAACTTATACTTTGATTAGGTTCCGAAAACGAAGTGGTTGTTATTTCTGGTGCTACCACTGTATTTACTGCCGGTATTACTGTATTTACCGCCGGTGGAGGTACCGTATTAACCGCCGATGATATTGGTAAAGAAACTGAAGCCACTTCTTGCAATACAGGTACATCGCTTGTTTTAACCACTGGTTCGCTCAAAACAGAAACCGATGAAGATCCGGTTTCTTCTGAAACCTCCGTCTTTTTCTCTGTTTCTGCTGCAATATTCGCACTAGCTACATTATTTTCTGGTTCTGCAATTTCCACATTTTCATGAACAATTTCCTGCTCAACATTATCTTCAATAGTTTTATCTAAATAAGCACGCAATATTGCTTCCACCGGAATACTTTCTCGAACTGCTTCTAATATACAATCTTTGGCAATAAGTTCTATTTCACGATTATTTCTTTGCACGGTAAGCGGTGTAACAGTTGATTCAAACAAATAAACATTACTGAATAATTTACGAGCTAAATGAATATAAACTTTATGAACAAAAGCATCAAATTTTGGTATATCAATATCAATTGTTTTTTGTTTTTGACCAACACGAATGCAGGTAAGTGCCTTAAGTTGAACAATATGAACACAACTTATCAAATCCTCTAAATATTCACATTTACTCATGTCCTTTATTCGTTCTACCTCTTTCGACAAAGTTTCAGTGTTCCACTTTGGTACACGACTCAAAATATTCTGAAATGTCATCAAATATTTCTCTTGTTCATCATTCTCAACACATAATTTTAGCGAGTCAGTCAGCATATCCCGGACTCCCTGAATTACACAAGGCGACAACATGTTAATTAAGCGTGAAACCCATTCATTGTTGGACTCTTGTAAACTCACAATATTGTAATCATCCATACTTTATAAATTCCGATATTTCTATTTTTTTATTGTTACGAAAAAGAAAAAATAAATAAAATGCCATTAGCAAAACTTCATTTTTTACATTATTTCTACAAATGTAATAAATCATTTCATCTTCATATGAATGATTATTATCACTTTTTACAAGACTATATATATCATATGCACTATATGCACCTTCGTATAATTCTTTTGCTAAATCTATAAAATCATTTTTTTCATTTTTTTCATTTTTTTCATTTTTTTCATTTTTTAATTTAAATTTATTCAAAATAGTTTTTAATTTTTTTCGCATCGTTTCTTTGAATTTTAATAATCCCGAATGT